GAACATTAAAATTTATACAATTAGTAGCGAGAAAAAAAGCCGCTGAACAAGGTGGCAAAGGAATTACTACTATTGGTAATAGAATGTTAGCTGAAGCTAAAACAGGCGAGATTGCAGAAACTTTTAGATTATCTGGACTTACTCCAGACAAATGGGATCAGTTTATTAAAAGTGAAGCCGACGTTTTAAAACATTTAAATCAAATTGAAGCTATAAATAAACAACGAACAGCACAAGAAACGTTAGCATCAGGATTAGGTAAATATTTTAAAAAAGAAGGTGAAGTTGTTGAATTCCCAAGAGATAAAATTACAGACTGGACTAAAGCAAGACCTACACCTGACAAAAATTTTATTCCTATGAGAGCCGATCAATACAGAGATGTATTTGGTAAAAGCCCAGATCTTAAAAAAGTTAAAAAAACAGAGGCACAAATAAAAAAAGAATTAGAAAAACAAAATAAAGAATCAATAAAACGTTTTAAAGATAAAATGAAAGATCCAGAAGATTTTGCAGGCGGCGGTATTGCAGGCATGTTAGGTGAGAGAATCGGTTTTCAAGGTGGTGGAGCTGACATGGGAACAGTACACGGTGACACTAGAAGAGCAACGGCAAAAAGTGTACAGGTTTCTCCCACTGGAAGAGTAACTACCAGTACCACTAGAGGTCCTGATCCAGTTAATGATAGAGCAAGCTCAGATCAAAACGCAGCTCATATGATAGCTACTGCTGAAGCAAGAAGACCAAAAAGAACCATAAGTGGAACAATAAACAAAGTTTTAAATAATCCTTTTGTTAGAACTTATGCAGCTTGGGGTAGTGGAGGTATATCAGAAACACTTAGACAAGCTATATTGGCCAAAAGATTATATGATACTAGAAATATTTTAGATGACGAAGCTATTGAAGAGGAAATTACCTCTATACCTATTGAAGGAGGTATAGTACCACCATTACAATTTGCAGGCGGCGGTATTGCAGGCATGTTAGGTGAACCAACATACCAGGACGATAATCATAGAGTGCCTTACGATTCGGGAAACATGGTACTACCAAAAGAAAAACCATTTCAGGGTTTATTTCATACTGAAGTTGGTGGACCTGTTATAACAAAAGATGATTCAGAATTTGAAGCTGTTGTAGATAGATGGTCTCAGTTTGCACGACAAAAAGGTGAAGGACCTGAAGGTGTTGAAAGAAATAAATCTTTTGCTTTAGAAAATATTGTAAGAATAGGTAGAGAACTAGGTTATGAAGATGATGAGATTAAAGAAATTATTTTAAGAATTAATAAAGCAGCAGGCGGCCGTGTTCCATTCTCCAAGGGAAAATTAGCAGCAGGTTTAGAGGCGGCATTAAAAGAAATAATGGAAAAATTTGGAAAAAGATCTATTACCACAGCAAGTAAACTTGAAAGACCTCTAAAAGCTATTGAAAAAGAAAAAACAAAAAAAATGTTTGATGATTTTACTAATAAAATTAATACACAAGAAGCATTATCTAAAGGTTCTAAAAAAATGGCAGGTCCTATTAAAAATGTAAATAAGAAGCCTTATGATATGCAGCCTAGCTCAACCGATCATACAACATGGTTACAACAAGAAAAATTCTTTGATCCAAAAGCTTTAGATATGTATGGTAACAAAGTTCCAGCAAACTGGATAGAAGTTGAAAAGAAAGCTGCTCAAAAATTAATTGATGACCTAGGTCCTCTAAATGTTTCTCCAAATCACCCTAACTATAAAGATATGAAAGCTATCAGACAATCAGCTAAAGATAGATTATCATCAATCAAAGTTACTGAAGCATTAGGTGGTAATATTCAAATGCATGACTGGTTAAGAATGAATAGAAAAAATATAAAAATGAGTGACTATATTAGAAAAGAAGGAGCTCCTGTTGTCAAAGATGAATTAAGTGGAATTAAACTAGCTCATATTCAAAGAAAATTATCTCCAGCAGATGAATTAAAAGCAGAATTCCCAGGAATCTCAGATGATTTAATAAATAAAATTTTAAAAGATGATAACCCTCAAAGAATTGCAGAAGCCAAGGCAGCAATGAAAGAAGCATTAAAGATGCAAGAAAAAGGAATGAATGTTGATGAAATTATAGATATATTTAAAAAACAAGGAAAGAAACCAACTAAACACGCATCAGGCGGACTTGCAGGAATGTTAGGCGAATGAGAAATATTTTAGATTACATAGAACAAGTTAAAAACATGTACGAAGACACAGGGTCCATGGCTCAAGGACCACGAATCGGTTTTAAAGAAGGCAATGGTGTTTATGACGAAAAAGATTTGTTAGGTAAAAGAGTTAGAGAATTAATGGATGAAGGTTATGAGTTTGGTGAAGCTGTTAGACAAGCAATGAAAGAAGGTTATGCTAAAGGTGGCAGGGCTGGATATAACGATGGCCAACTAGTAACACCATCGGTTGATGGATCGAGACCTGGGTATCAAGGACCTAAAAAAGGATGGAAAGAAGAAAAAGCTAAATTTTTTAAATGGTTAGAAAATAATAAAGATTTTGATTTTGCTAATTCAAGCACTCCTGAAATTATAAAAAAATCTGGTACAAAATTTGAAGTAGGCACTATTCAAAAATTTTTAAATGAAGAAGGAATACAAACTAAACATTCTATAGCAAGAGCACAAGATACACCTAAATATACTAAAAAAGTTTTAGAAGAATTAAGAGAAGGTTTACCTAAAGGAATAAGTATAGAAGAAACAAGACCAGGATCTGGAAAATATTATTATAAAATAATGTTAAAAGGAGGTAAAGCAAATAAACCAACTTATAGAAAATCAATGGTTGCTAATGAGGCTAATAAAAAATTAATTATTGAAGATTTTAATCGAGTATCAAAAGAATATTATCCTGGAAGATTAACAGATCAAGAATTTAAAGATTTAAGATTAAAAAACAAAGATATGACAACCGAACAGTTTGCTAAATTTTTAGATGATGAAGGTAAAACTACTTATTTAGGTGATAAATGGAATAAGAGTAGTGTTTCTCGTCTTCAAAATAAATTAGATATTGGAGTAGGAACTACTGGTCCTTTAACTATTAGAACGGTAGATGAAGCTAAAAAAATTATTAGACAATACCCTGGTGCTAAATTTTTCTTTCTGGGAAATCCTACTGATTCTGAAATAACACAATATGCTTCTGATTTAGTTTCGAGAGAAAAATTAAGTGGTAAAGGCGGTAAAAAAGGTTTTCCTATAGGAGGAACTAAAGAAGGAAAAATGTTTCGTAATTTTTATGACTCCTCTCTTAAAGCAGATGGAAGAATGGAATTATTAACAGACGTTCCTACAGATGCCGATGGTAATATCGATTGGAAAATGAAAGATAAAAATGGAGTTCATGTTTGGAAAAAAGCAAAATTTTACGATAATAAAACAGGAGCAACTTATACTTGGGGGAAAAATTATAAACCTGGTGATTTAAGAAGACAAGTAGACGCTGCTTATGGAGATGGATTTTTTGCAAAATCTGTAAAAACGTATGACGACCAAGCTAAAATGAATAAAATGAAGTTTAAAGGAAGATCGTTAAACGAATGGATGAGAGAAGGTTTATTACAAAAAGAATTAGAGGTAAAACTTGATAGACCTTTAACAAATTCAAAAGCAGACAAAAAATTGCTTAAAGAGTTTTATGCTTTAAGAAAACCAAGTTTTAGTTTTACAGAAGCCCATCACACAGAAGGTGTTGGAAAAAATCCATTTAGAATGGAAGTGTCATACAGAGCCGCTAATAGAGAACAAAATAATTTATTAAATAAATATAAAGCAGGTAACCTAACAAAAACAGAATACGCAACAGCTATGGAAAATCTTTCTGACAAAAAAGGTGGAATTAGGTACAAAACTGATGGAAGATTTATTGGTACAACGGGAACTCAAAGAAGCATAGCTACCGCAGCTGCAAAAGATGCAGGTTTAACTAAAGAATTAAGAAGTTTAATAATTAAACTTTGTCCTAAAGGCCAAGCATCAGGAGGCAGGATTGGTTATAAAGCTGCAGGAGCAGTTGGAGGAACTTTAGAATGTGGAATTAATCAATTTAATAAAAATATGAAAACAGGAAATGCTAACAGTTCTTTAATGAGAAGAATTTTAGCAAATGGAGGAAATATTTTAAAATCTGCGAGTAAACAATTAAACCCATCTGAATTACTTAGACTTAGAAATTTAATGGGGCCACAGGCTCTTGGTTTTTTTGCAGCGTATGAAGCAGGAGATATTACAGATGACATACTTAGAAAAAATATACCAGTAAATGAAGCGCTTTCAAAAAATTGGTTAACTAAAACTTTTTTACCTTATCGTGAAGCAGGAGCAAAAGCTAAAAATTTATTACAGTCTGGTAAACTAACAACAGATGCACAGAAAAAACATGCTTTAGATTTAATGAAATTAGATCAAGCTATTATAAAGCAAGAGCAATTAGAAGGAATGAAATCAGCTCAAATAGCTGAAAGTGGTGGTTATGGAATGATAGATAGTAGTCCTATAATAAGTAATGAAATGATTGATGCTGCAGAAAAAGATTTAGAAAGAAGGGTTAGTGCTATTGGTGATTCTGTTTTTACAGAGGGAAGTGCAATTGGACAAGAGTATCAAGCACTAGAAAATGAAATGATAGCATCAAGACTTGACAAATTTAAACTACCTTTTCAAAGTGATAAAGGCACACCACTAGTAAATAAACTTGCAAGACCATCTGGAAGAAGAATAGGACCAATGACAGCTAAAAAAGAAATGAAAGTAGATTTTTCATTACCAACCTATAATAGAACTAATATTACAGAACAAGATGTTTTAGATATGTATAAAGATGAAGGTTGGATTAGCCCAACTGATTATAAATCAGGAATGAAATTAAGACCAGGTGAGTTAACTTGGTGGAGAATGCAAAATCCTGGAAGAGGTACATATGGAACACAAGAGAAATTTATGGGCGGTGGTATGGTAGGAATACGTAAACCCCATGCAATTCCACCTGAAAGACAAGGGTTGCGTTCTATAATGATTAATGTTAATGATGACTAGGAGTATAAATGGCAGATATAGATAAATCACTCCCGAATGTTAGACACGAAGTAAAAATACCTGGCGCACAGGAAATGACTGATGTTGACATTACGGAGCAACAACAAAGACAACCAGTAGAAGTAACACCTGACGAAGAAGGTGGTGCTACAATTAATTTTGATCCAAGTGCCGTGAACCAAGCACAGTCAAACACGCACTTTGATAACCTAGCAGATATTTTACCAGAAGAAGTTTTAGATCCAATTGGACTTCAACTTAGACAAAATTATACCGATTATAAAATGTCCAGAAAGGATTGGGAAAGTTCTTACATTAAAGGACTAGACCTTTTAGGATTTAAATACGATGATCGTAATGAACCATTTCAAGGAGCTTCAGGTGCAACTCACCCAGTTTTAGCTGAAGCAGTTACACAGTTTCAAGCATTAGCTTATAAAGAATTACTACCAGCAGATGGACCTGTTAGAACTCAAATTTTAGGAGTATCCAATCCTGCTAAAGAAGCTCAAGGACAAAGAGTTAAAGATTTTATGAATTATCAACTTATGGATCAGATGAAAGAATATGAACCAGAGTTTGATCAAATGTTATTTCATTTACCTCTATCAGGCTCAACTTTTAAGAAAGTTTACTATGACGATCTTTTAGGTAGAGCCGTATCAAAATTTATACCTGCAGATGACTTAGTCGTTCCGTATACAGCTACCTCATTAGATGATGCGGAAGCAGTTATTCATGTTGTAAAAATTTCAGAAAATGATTTACGTAAACAGCAGGTCAATGGCTTTTACACTGACATTGAATTAACAAAACCAATGTCAGGTGTGAATGCAGATAAAGTAGATGATAAGAAAAGAGAATTAGAAGGAACTTCTAAAACAACTAGAGTTGAAAGTGTGTACACTTTGTTAGAGTGTCATGTTAATTTAGATTTAGAAGGTTTCGAAGATGTTGGCCAAGATGGTGAGCCAACTGGAATAAAATTACCTTACGTCGTTACAATCGAAGAAGGTAGTCAAAAGGTTCTTTCAATTAGAAGGAACTATGCGCCCAATGATCCATTAAGAAATAAGATCCAATATTTTGTCCACTTCAAATTTCTGCCAGGACTAGGATTTTATGGCTTTGGACTCATTCATATGATTGGCGGATTGAGCAGAACGGCAACGTCT